AGCGCTTGCGTTGAGGCTGTAATCGACAGCCTGCACAAAAACGGTTTTGCCCTGATGCAAAAAACGCACGAGTGCGAATCTGGCGTGGCGGTGGAAACAATACTTATGCACGAGTCTGGTGAACAGATTAGCGGCGGGATTTTGCGCGTACCAGCCAGCAAGCAAGACCCGCAGGGGTACGGCTCGGCTTTGACGTATGCGCGGCGCTACAGCCTGATGGCGGTTTGTGGAATTGCGCCAGAGGATGACGACGGGAACGCAGCAAGCAAGCCAGCAAAAAAAATGCAAATACCCGCTAATGTGGCTGGTCAAGATTACTTAGACAAGTGTGACGAACAGGAACGCGCCCTGATTCTGGATTTTGCGATGGAAATAGAAAGCGCTGATGACCAAGGAGCATTCGACGCTTACACCAAAGCCAAGCAAACGCTAGACACCGAACAACAGGCCGCGCTGTGGTCAAAGGTAAGCAGCCAAAAACGGACGGCTATTAAAAAGATTGGCCAAGCTAAGACGATAGCCACGGAGCTAGTGCCGTGATGTTCAGGCTAGTCCACCAAGCTGCACGAGAAAACGCCATTCAAGCCATCAGGCAAGCGCCTGATGGTTGGGTGGTGAAGGTGACGGAACCGACCCGCAACCTTGAGCAAAACGCATTGCTTCACGCTGAATTGCAGGAACTTGTCGGGCGCAAGTGGTGCGGCCTGACCTTAGACGTTGAGCAATGGAAGCGCCTACTTACTTCGGCATGGATGCGCGCCACTCAACAGGGCGGTGTTTTGTATGTTCAGGCTGTGGACGGTCAAGGTATGGACGTTTTGTATCAGCGCACCAGCACTCTGAGCAAGTCGCAGATGTGTGATTTGATTGATTATATAAAAGCATGGAAGGCGCAAAATGTACCGCAACAGGAAACTACTTGAGGCCTGCCGAGAAATGCCATGCCAACGCTGCGGCGCTGAGGATGGCACGGTAGTAGCGGCACACTCTAACCAACTACGTGACGGCAAAGGGACGGGGATAAAGGCACACGATTACAGGGTAGCTGCTTTGTGTTTCAGGTGTCATGCTGATATTGACCAAGGAAACGCACTAACCAAGCACCAAAAACAATTTTTATGGGAAGAAGCACACCGAAAGACGATAGCTCAACTTTTTGAACGTAAACTGATAAAGGTGATTTAATGTACACGCACGAGGGAACACTACAGCGACTTTGGGAACAGAAAAAAATAAATTTACGTCAAGCTGGGAAATTATGGATCGACGAAAAAGGCAGGCGGTTTTTGCGTGAAAACGGCAAACGACCACATGACAGCACAAACGGCATACGTTTATTGATTGAAACGATAAAGGAGAAATGAAATGATTTCAGTATGCCCGTATTGCGCTGAAGAAAAAAAAATTACAGCCATAGAAAGTCATCCAAATGGATTGTATTGCCCGATTCACGGTGAAATGACAATAAAAGATTTTATTGATAAATCAAAAGAAGTATTTAAGGAGAAAGCATGAAAAAGCTACTAACCGCCCTACTGTTTACCGTTTCAACCGCAAGCGCACAGGTAACAGGAAATACACTGCTGGACAATATGCAAAGCAGTGAATATATGCTTCGTTCGTATGCGCTGGGATACATAACAAGCATTTTTCAATTCACGCGAGGAACCGACCATTGTTCACCAGACGGAGTGACTTTTGGCCAAGCTCGTGATTTAGTTCAAAACTACCTCAAAACAAACGCAACATATAGACATATGGACGGCTATGTTATTGCAATTGTGGTGTTTAGCGCGGCTTGGCCGTGTAAGGGTGAAATATGAAAATGCACCGACCAGAAACCAGATTAGAACGAAAAGAATATTTAACACGTCCTCGAGAGTATTGCTTGCGCGGTGAGCAGTTGCCGCAGTCAAAACTAACCGATGCAGACATTGAGGACATAAGAAGCGCAACGCGGCAACGTGAAAGTTTACGGGCGCACATCAAAAACACTTTAACTAACGAAGCGCTCGCGAAGAAGTACGGCGTACACGTTCGAACTATCGACAAAGTTACGGCAAATAATTCATGGTGGCACGTATGACTTGCTTCATACTAAGTCGCACACCGAAAAAAATCAACAGCGATTTGCAGGAAGACAATATGACATTACCTTATGACATGGCGCGTTGCCAAGCAAAAAAATGCGAACAGCGACATAAATGCTTGCGGTTTACTTCACCTTGGCGGCCTGTTGGTTATCAATTAGTTAGTGATTTTGAAGCGTTTTTGATTCCTGCTAATGGATGTGATTACTTCATAGGTGATGACCATGAGAGCAAGAAAGACAGACCCAGAGACAAGTAAGGATGCTGGCGAGAATGCGGCAAAGTTTGCGCCATGCCATTACAGAGCTATTTTGCTGGCACTGGCCGACATGAAAGACGGCACGGCGGACGAAATAGCAGTGAATTGTTGGCTGGACAAATACCAGATTAGCAGACGACTGCCAGAGATGACAAACCTTGTCAGAATTACGACTGAAACGAGGCTGAGCATAAAAGCACGACCCGCGAGAGTGTGGGCGATTACTAAGCAAGGGCTTGCATTTTTGAAGCAAACGAATAAAATCTAATTACGCCGTGAGAAGCGTAAAAGGTTGGTATCTAGCTGTCTTCATTAGCGACTGGCTCAAGATGCCGTTTTTCACTTAAAAAGTGCGCCAGCCCGGTAATTCTCACACTTGGGCTAGTCACTAATGAGGACAGTATGAGTACTAGAATTATGGCCGTTATTTGGCCGCTTCAAATGCCCCAAGTGGCAAAGTCTGTTTATATTTCCCTTGCTGATAATGCTAACGACCACGGTACATGCTGGCCGTCAATAGCAACGATATGTGAGCGCGTTTGTGCATCTGATAGAGCCGTTCAAAAAGCTATTTTATGGCTTGAAAAGCATGGAGCATTAACCCGCCAAATGAGCACCGGAAGGTCAACTAAGTACGCGCTAACCCCCGAACAATATTCACCCCCGAACGACGTTCACCCCCGAACCACGTTCACCACACCCCCGAACGACGTTCACCCTACCCCCGAACGTGGTTCACCACACCCCCGAACGACGTTCACCCTAACCGTAATAGAACCATCAAAGAACCGTAAAGGAACCGTCAATAATAACGCTTCACTCAATATTTTGGACTTGCTTGCCGGCATTGACGAAAAAATAGCGCATGACTTCATGACGCTTAGAAAGGCAAAAAAAGCCCCGATTACCGAAACCGCGATTGCTGGCATAAAGCGCGAAGCAAGCAAAGCCGGATATTCACTTCAACAAGCTTTGCAAACCTGTTGTGAACGCGGTTGGATTGGATTCAAGGCTGAATGGGTGACAGGCAAACCCGCAGAGGACGCAAAAACACGAAATTTGGAAGCAAAGCGCATTCTTGGATTTTTGGACGAGGTGATTGATGTTTAAGACAGACTTTGACGACTTTGAAGCATTGCTGACAAGTACAGCCGACTTAATGGGCAAGAACCCGCCTAAATCGGCGCAGGTTGCGATGTTTTTCAGGGTGATGGCTCGGTATAGCATCGAAGACATTAGAAACGCCCTAGAAGCGCATTTACGGGATTCTGACCGTGGCCGTTTTTTCCCTGCCCCGGCTGACTTGATCGAAAAAATTGACGCGAGACAAGACCCGCGCCCCGATGCTGACGAAGCTTGGGCGATAGCACTGAAAGCACAAGACGAGTTCGATACAGTTGTTTGGACGCAAGACATGGCGCAAGCATGGGGGATATGTAGGCCAGTGCTAAGTATGGGCGATGAAGTGGGCGCAAGGATGGCATTCAAAGACGCTTACAACCGCATAGTGCGAGAATCGAAAGAACGAGGGGAAAAGGTAAGTTGGAATGTATCGCTAGGCTTTGACGCGGCGAAAAGAACGCTAGCGGTAGAACACGCAAGACAACTAGGCCACGATGTGCCGTTGCTGGAAAACAATACGCCGTTACTAGAACAGAAAATGCCCGAAGACGTACGGGAGAAGCTAAAAGACTTGCTGACAATACTGACCGCACCAAAAACCGCATGGCACGAAAAAGGCGAAGCAGAACGGGCAGAATTTGAAGCGCGAAAAAAAGAAGCTGAAAAAAGAGTGCGCGATTTTATTGATAAGAACTTGACAGACCCTTTCGGTGATGTAAACTACACACAAAATGAAGGGGAGTGAAAAATGAAAACCGTAACACTATATGAAGCCTATGACGGCAGACGATTTATAAGAGAAGCCGATTGTTTAGAGTATGAGCAGCAGCTGCAAGACGCTAAAGCTGCTAACGAAATGCTTAGAAACGGCGCCACGTTGATGGCTGTACTGACCCGAGCGAACCAGAAGCGCCCGTGGTGGGACAGAAACCTTACTCTCGAAGACAGGGTTATGCTAATAAGAATGACCAAAGATACGGGCATTGTCGTTGAGCATTGGCAATGTAGAAAAACCCCCGACTATAAAGTGAGTGAGATTGACCACACTGGGTGCTTGTATTTGCATGGCGACGCAGGTACAGGTGCTTACAGTGGCTGGGTTAGTCTGACAGACTTTTTGAGATACGCTAAATACAGCTTGGTAAATTATCCAGAACAAAATAAAGGAGATATGAAATGAGAAAGACAATAATTACATGTTTATTAGGTGGCATTTTAGGTATCTCATTAGCATCTGGTGGTATTTCTATTGATACATGGGAATTTTGGTCTGTGTGGACTTGTGTGCTTGGTTTGTGTTTGAACTTCGAGCACGATTGATATTAACAAAGGAGAATGAAATGACTTGGCAACCAATAGAGACCGCACCGAAGGATTGCAGTGATTGCATTTTTTTTACTCCGCAAGATGGAGGCAAGCAAATAATCAGTTTTTTATACCAAGATGGGCAACGGCTTGAAATGGGGCATAACCATGTTGCACAACAGTTTACCCACTGGATGCCACTACCAAACCCACCTAAAGGA